GCCGCTACGGGGGCGGGTGCTGATGCTTGAATGGAGGCGAGTACACCGGCCCGCTTGTCATTTTCAGCTTTGATGATGGCAGCCATCGCCGCCTCGACGCTCGCGCCGTTCTCGATAAGCGCATCAACGAGCTTTTCGTGACCGGGTATGAGTGCCGCTTTGATGCCGCTGACACGGGCGCGTTCATCGGAGAGCGCCTTTTCGCTCGCGGCTTTTACTTGCGCTTCCAGTTCTGTCTTGCCTTCCGCAACCACGGACGCGTACAGATCAGGGAATTCAGCTTTCAATTTTGCTATATCCATATTATCTTCTCCTGCAATTTCGTTTGTTTGCGCCGCGATGGGCGCGCGGTTGGCTGTCTGCACACCGGCAGGCTGGCCGTTGACTATATCTGATAGCGAGGAAAAGCCATCGACCAGACCCGCATCAATAGCGTCCTGACCGAGAAAGACCTTGCCCTCGCCCATGTTTGATTTTTGTACGCCGCGAAATTTGGTAACGTCGGCGGCGAAGACGTCGAACGACTTGTTGACAATCGACTGAATGTATTCGCTCTTCGTTTCATCAAGCGGCGCGTTTGACGAAAACGCATTCTTATATTGACCGGAGACAAACTCCGTTACCTTGACGCCTTCGTTCTCGTTCTGCTTTGAGAAATCGACGTGGCGGTATATCGTCCCGATTGACCCGGCCATGACGTTGTCGCCGGATATAAGAATCTTGTCCGCTGCCGCGCCGATGTAATACGCGGCGGACGCCATCATTCTGGACGTGTGCGCGATGATGGGCTTCGACCCGCGCAAATTGAATATGTGGTTAGCGGTTTCCTGCGTTCCCTGCACCGACCCGCCCGGCGAGTCAATAGAGAGCACAACCTGGTTGACGGCGGGGTCATTGACGGCGGCGGAGACGTCCTCACGGATCTGCTCCATCGACACGGCGTCAAAAAATATGCGCTCGAACGCCGACGGATTACTCGATAACACACCGTTTATCGGGATAATTGCCGACCCATTAACGACTTCGTACGGCGCTTTTGACGCGGGCGCGTCGAACGACATGATTTTCGCCTCAATCTTTTTGAGGTCGAGCTTGTCGCCCGCCATGTGCGAGGTGATTATATTCTCAATTTGTACGAGCTTTTCGGGCAGAATCGCCCATACGGAGCTCAATATTTCAATCAGCTTCATCGAATACCCTCCGCTTTTTACGGGTTATCTCGTCGTTCATGGCGACAGAGTCGCGGGCAACCTGTCCGGACGCGATGCAATCGGCGCATCCGTACCCGCCGCCCTTGATAATCGCCCACCCTTCGCCGTTCATAATGGCGCGGGAGTCATACCCGTCGGAGACTTCGCGGCCTAACAAGGCACCGCACCTGCATCTAAATTCAAGACGCATCATCTTCCTCCTCTTCCGGCTTTTTCTTGTCGGGGTCTTCGTCCGGCTGTTGTTCCGGTTTCTGCCCGAACGCTGGCTTTGGATCTTCCATCGCGCCAGCGTCCTTTACGAGCGACACTTCGCGCTTGCGCTGTGCGATGTTGCGGTCAAACTGTCCGCCGTTGTATTCGGCGGTCTCTTGCTCTATGGTTGTAATGTTATTCTTGATTCGTTTCTCGATGGCGTCGGCCTCTTGCACCGGGTTCAAGTGGCCCTGTGCCGGACCCACCCACTCGGCCCCGCAGTACGCGGCGCGGATAAGCGGGTCGTCAAAAAAGCCGGGCGCGTCCACGCGGCCGCGCGCGATGCACTCGAACAAAAACCGCTCGTAAATCGGCTGGCAGAACGTCGCGACAAGCCACGACCGGCGCATCTTGTAGAATCGCCATGCCTCGTTGAACGCGGCTTTCGCAGCGGTAAAGGATGACTGAAAATGCTTTGTCAGAATTTCAACGGGGATGTTAAGGCCAATGCCGATCTCGCGGTATATCGCCAGAATGAACGGGTCAAGGTTGGAATTCGGCATGCCCGGCGTGGCGGTCATAATCTTATCGCCGACGGGAAGGTCGATAATCGCGCCCGGCCCCATCTTGTAATCGTCATCGCTTGACGTGGCGTCCGTTTCGCTGTCGGGCTGGTATATCGGCAGGTCGCTGCCCGTCGCCTGGTTCTCATGCGTGATAAATACGGTGAAAAGCGCCTGGACAAGTGCAATGTCGAGGTACGCTTTCATGTATTTGTCGAGCGTGTGGAGCTTTTCGAGCACCGGCGCAAGCATAGAAACGCCCCTTGTCTGCCCCGGCCGCTTCTTGATGTAGTGATGGAGGACGTTACGGAGACCATACGGCCCGCCAAAGGCGTCAATTTTGCGCCATGTTTGCGTCTTTCCGGTCATCTGATAAGGGAAAAAATCGGCGATATGGTAGCGAATGGGCGCTCCAAACTCGTCTTTTTCGATGCCGTCGTACAGGCTAACCTTACCGTTGACCGGCCCGTCCGCTCTGTTTTGGTCGTTATAGACGCGCTCCGGTTCAATAATCTGGACCTTTAAGCTATAAGGGAAACCGGGACGGTCAAGATAAGGCAGTATGGTAAACGACTCACCGGTCACGAATGACTGCAACAGCGTCATGTTCTGGAGCTGACCGAAATTGTTTGTCCGCGAGATGTCGCAGTCGGTCGATTCGGAAAAGAGACGCCACTCACGTTCGAGGTTCGTCTCCATCTCTTCGCGCCGGTCGTCGGACAGGTTTAAAAACTTACCGTCAATGCGCGAGTGCATCTGGAGGCCGGGCCCGATGATTGACATGCAGCTCGAATCAAGCGACCCGGTAACAATCGGGTTGTTGCGGTACATGTGATGGCCGCGCCGGACAAGCATGTCGCGGCTGTACTTAATGGCGTCGTCGGCCGACTGGCTGATGGGCGTAAAATCATACATGGAGCGGCGGGACGTTGACGCGCCAGTATAGGCGTCGGAGAGCGCCATGACCTTGCGGGCCCGCATGCGCTTGATTCCAGACACCGGCGAGAAATATGAGACAACCTTGTCGGCGATATTCTGTTTGATTTCAGGTTTTTTCATATGCAGGGCGTGACTCCACGGATTTTCATACCGCCCGTACCGGAGAGACGGCCAACCATGTCGTTCCAGAATACGATCTTGTTGGTGATTTCAGCGGCATCAGCGCGAGTCAGGGCGCGCCCGGCGATGCTGTACGACTGCCCGGTGGCGACTTTCGCGTCCGCTTCGAGCCATAATGCGAGTTGTGCTTCAGCCTGTGCGGTGGTGATTTGTGCCATTTTTCCCCATAAAAAAAGCCGGCACCTCTGTTGAGATGTCGGCTTCGTTTTTGTGCCTTGCGGCCACGAATTAGTCCGAGACTTATTATCTAATGGTTCTGGTTTCCGATACCGTTACTTCATCGCCTTCCTTAATCTTCTTGCTTATCTCTGTAATTTTAATAATCGCCGTATTGTGCGACGTGCTGACGTCAATTATAATCCGCCCCGTCTTGATGTGCATACCGCGTATGACGTACAGCGCGGCGGTCTTGAGTTCGTCAACCTCTTTGGGTTGTATTATATACGACAATTTATAACACTCCTATATATTTGTCAACTGTTTTTTTGTTTGGCAAACATTTAATCAGTTATGCCCCGGCTTATCACGCGCCTCCGCTGCGGCGGCCTCACCACCGGCCGCTGTCCCAATACATCGTCAATCCGCTTGTTTAGCATACCGATGTCAGGGAAATACAGGCGTAGGACGGACAGATTATACACTTCTAAGTCCCATGCCTCGTTTCTTTTCTTTCCGGGATTCTGCCAGTCCTCCATGCGGCGGCCGTGAATATACCGCACGACCTTGCGCTCGACGCACAACTGCTCGAAAAACGGCATCTCAAACCGCACCGGGAAGTGGATAAAGCCGGGCCCCGGCTCCTGTAATCGCAGGCGGGCGGACAAAATATCCTTTGCCGCAAACACGCCGACCATGTACGGGTGCCCCTTTGCGCGCGGGTTCGGGTGCTTCGTCCGCTTTGGCGGCGTAATAATAGGCTTGCCGTGCATGTTGTCGCCCTTGATGGCAATGATATTACGCGTCTCACGCACCCGGCAGAAGTGGTACACCTCGTCAGCGTGGTGCCCGCCGCTGTCTATACCGGCCGCCATGATGTTCAAATTATAGCCCGCCGCATGCTGATATGATTTCGATAGCAGAAGGTCAAGGGCATCCCACGGCGCTGTCTGCGACATGTTGCCATAGATGACGACGTGGTCAATGTCCCACGACTCCTCGCCCTTGCCCCACGCCTTGATTAAAACCTCCAGTCGGTCGTCCTGTACGTCAACAGACGCGATCAGCATACCCGCCTGCGCCGGGACAATATTAAACTCCTCACGCCGGGCGTACAGGTCGCCGGGCTCCGTGCGCTCGCCGCCGTCGTCCCACGCCTGACCGCGCCAGGTATTGACCCACGTTTTCAGCTTTTCGGGATTGTCTTTCGCGTCCAGGAACGCACGGACGATGTGAGACCACGTCGCGCCGGGGCTGTACGAGTAGGCCGACCAGAGGTAAAACCCGGCCACGCCGTCATACGGCTTCTCGGCGATCCACTCGCCGCGCTCCATCATCCATCTATGCTTGCCGTACTCGATAGCCTTTTCACAACTGACGCAGATATAGACCGGCTTCTTGATCGTGCCCGCACCGGAAAAGTCTATCCGCTCCCACTCTATCGGTTGCATAAATCCGCAATGCGGACACGGTACATGATATTGGCGCTTGTCGCTCTGCTCGTATAACTCGGTTGCCTTGCACACGCCCTCGTCCGTCGGCGTTGACCCGGCTATAATCTTCTTGTCCCAGTAGTCCTCTGCGCGGCGCGAGCCAAGTAAAAACTGATCGCCCTCTTTGCCCGCCGTCGGAGGATAGCCGCTTATTTCGTCAAAGATGACCGTGCCCGCACTGATACGGCGGAAACCGCGCGGGCTGTTCGCGCCGACAATGTACAACGTGGCACCAGGAAATTGCTTGCGCAAGATTGTGTTGTCGCTGTCCCGCGTCTTCTCTTCCGGCGCCAGGTCGTAGAGGACGGGAACGTCACGCAGCGCGGGAGTAATTTCGTCCTTGCTGTACCCCTGCGCGTCTTCAATAGTCGGCTGAACGACAAGGATATTGCGGGGGTTGTTGTGTAGATAGTACCCGATAGTAATCCCTATCATCTTTGTGTAGCCGATACGCGCCGACTTCTTTACGACGACGGTCTCGATGTTCGGGTCGCACATGGCGTCAAGGATGCCGCGCTGATACGGGCGCGTCTTCCACTTCGTCAGGCCGCGCGCTGCCGATGCCTCCGGACTGATCCAAAAATATTCGTCAGCCCACTGGCTCCCCGTCATCCGGCGCGGCGGTCTCAATATCGCCAACGTATTGCGCCAGGCGTCTTGATAGGTTTGCAGGAATTCCAGTTTTACTCACCTCTGATAAAAC